AAAGAGTTCTGCATAACAACGGCCACTGCCGCTTGCGCGTCCTGAAGCTCCTGCCCTGTTGCGTTAGTCTGCAATATGACTGCGCCATCGTTCCGCAAAACCCAAGGCAACGCGCCGTTGGCGCCCGTATCCCAACCAATAGCGTTTGCCGCTGCTTCACGGCTGTATTCTTTGGCGCGACAGGTATCAAGCAGGCGGGCAACAACCCCCGCGTGGCTCAGTCCAAGCCCATCATGATACGAACACGCGCTAAGAAGCAGCTCTGGGTTTCCAGAGGAGTCCATCCGCACCCGGCAAAACGGCTCAGGTGGGCAGACATCAGGGTTCCAAGTTACAGTCATAGAGTTCTCCTAATCCGAGCATTCCGTTTTAAACCAAGCTGCCAGCTCTTGCCTGCGCTTGGCTTCTTCGCCGCCCCACGACAATAATTCTAACGCCCAGTCTAGGTATGTTTCATCCGCGTCAAAAACCGGAACGGGTAGAAGCTCTGTCTGCCTAACGGGTGGGTCAGGGCACTCCAGCTTCTGAACTAGTGTTTCCAGCGAAGATGGCTGCAACGGCGTCGTTGAACATCCGACGCTCATCGTCAGAAGGGGCACAAACAGGATTGGTTGCCACAGGCGCATTTCGTAACTCCCGGCGTATAGACGCCACTACATCATTGCGAACCGTCTGCCAGTCAGTAAGCCGTGCCTCTGCTTCTTTACGCCCCGCTTCAGCAGACAAGTACGACGCCAAAGCGTCTTGGGCCTGTGTCTCCATACCGGAGATTTGCTGCTTTAATTCAGGAACTTTGGCGGCTTCTGCGCGCAGATTCTGGTAATGCAACAAAACCAGAAAAAGCCCTAAAACTGCTGCTCCGACAGCACCCAGTCTAAACCACAGAAGCATCACCGTCCCCCTTATTTAACCTCACGCGCTCGTAACCAACCACGCCGAAATATAGCCCTAAAATAGACGCTTGGTAAATCATGGCGGCTGGCACTACTACGGTTGCCATTTCAACGCCGTGAAAAACAGCCACGCTAATTAGAACCCAAGCCACAACGCTATGCAAATCCAACCGCTTCCTGCGAGTGTCCCACATAGGGTCAGAGTTGTTTTTGCGCGGGGCGCTCATGGGTAATTCTTCCAAGGTAATTGGTAATGAGGACCGTCCTTAAATTTCCAATCACCGCCCCATTCGATAGGCACCGACTCCACCTGCGCGGCTTCTTTAACCGCAGCAGCTATCTTGCCGTAGAGAGGCCAGTCCCAACGAACTTCTGACCCAACAAGCGCCGCTACATCGACGGCATGGCCTGTTATGTGTCTGGATTTCATGGTCCGACTAGCGCCAGCGTCTACTAGCTGCCGTTGGCGTTCTACGGTACGAAGTCCTTCCGTAATCTTAAAATCAACGGGGGTAAGGGTGATTGCACGCCGCATCACGCGCACCAGATCGGGGTGAACGCCGTTAAGCTTCTTAAGTGAAGCCTCCGAAAAGCGAAATGCCACCCTTACCTCCCATTAGGCAATACGAATAATCGCGGCAGTGTTGCTCGCGGTCGGGAAGATGATGGTGAAATTGCCATCCGTAGAAGTCTTGTCCGAGCCGAAATCAAGCACGCAAACCGCAGCGTTAGTCAGTGAAGTATTTGCGTTCGAGTTAGCCGAAGGCGTGTTGTTATAGATCAAGGCCCCACGAGCCGTAATGGTCGAGTTAGCCCAAGTAGAGTCTGAGAAGTCGGTAAAACCCGTACCCGTGCTAGCACTGTTATTAGACGTAACAACGCCAAGGTTCGTGAGCGTATTACCGCCAGCGGTGTAGTTTGTACCGCTGACTTCGTTCGAAGAAGTATACGCCGTCGTGTTGGCATCAAGAGACGCCGAAGACGTGTACAACGAAATTTTGAACGTATCACCTGAGGTAGCCCGGAAATCATGCGCCCCAAGGAGGATTTCCGCCTTGAAGCTGGTAGTCATAGCCTGTGTAATAGCCATAGGTAGTCTCCTTACGTATCCAGAATTTTGACCAGCTCTGGGTAGCCAGCTTGTTTGAATTTACTAACCAGAGTCACGTTGTGTGACCGAACTGCTTCAGACAAATAGTGCACCAGAACTTTACGAATGTTTTCCCTGTAAGCGACCGCCTGATCGGCAATAGCCGGTGGAGCATTTCCGCTTACATAAATGATCCTGTCTAAAGCCATGTCCGCAATTTCCTCGGGGGTAAACCCTCTCCCCTGAGTGGACCTAACCAGAACATCCCCTCCTAATATTGAACCTACGCTATCAATCATTTGACCGGATACCTCACTTGTGGTGTGCGGTACATGTCTTGGCGATTCTTGCCCTCTGCAAGTTGCTTCAACAGTACCATCGCCTCATCGTACCGTTTTTGGTACATCGCCAGCACGTCTTGCTCGCCCTTCATGAAGGTATAAGCCTCCAACAACGAGCCATAGAGCAACACAGAGTCAAAGTTATCCCCGAGCCAAGATGTGCCTGCAGTTACTATGGACTCAGGATAGTAGAAGTAATGCAATTCCATGGTGTACGCCGCATCAGGCGTAGGACCCAAAAGGTACGAGTTTTCGTCAAACATAGCGTAATGCGTCGGCTTTCCAGTCGAAGCCGGGTACGGAAATGCCTCCCGAATGTAGTTAACGTCCTTATTTAAAAGGTACTCGTATTCGTCGGTTTCAGGATCAATTACCGCCAAAGAGAAGTTTGCCAGCCAATCAGACGGCACACTCAGATATTTATTACCCTGTGTCGTCGTACCCGTAACATTCTTGCGCAAGTCCAAAAGCTGGACCGTATTGTAGACGCGCTGCTCTGCTTCCCTGATAAACGTGTCAATCTGCTCGGTAGAGGTAAGCCCTCCCGATCCTGCCGTATCTGGGAAATCGTTTTCCGTGTAGGCTTTAATTGAGTCTACAAGTGCAGCGTAATTCACAAACTACCCCATCTTCTTGGAGTGGCCGGTACCTTTGGTAGCCGCACCCGTGCCCCTAGTCTTCTGGGTCTGGGTATTAGCAACCTTATTGGGGTAGCCGTTCTTGCCCATATCGTCAGTGTACTTCTTCGGGTCGCGATAGACGTGTTCTTTAGCCATTGCGGTTCACCTTACCCATGTCCTTACGGACGCTACGAACAGACTTCTTCTGGTTAGCAACCTTGGCAAGATTACGGCCCATAGCCTTCATCTGCGCATTGGTCTTGCCACCCTTAGCCAGCTTGGTCATGGGCTTACCCGGGTGCAGCGCGCGCTCGTGCTTATGAACCGCCTTTTTAATATCCATAGCCATGATAATCTCCTAGTCAGTCTCAATTGTTACTGTTCCAACTTCACCCTGCGCAATCAGGTCGTTAATCAACCCGAAAAGATTGAGCGGGTTAGTCAGTCCTACGGGGTTCCACCCCCACTGTATTACTCTGCTGCCACCAGACGGCGTGCCGAAGGCATCTACCTCCTCCGTACTGGGTGGATCAACTGTCAGTATTTGTAACCCAGTAAGGCCCGCTTGGATATAGCTGTTATCCCTACGAGGGTTCCGTAGCGCCTGAGGATCGTCCACCGGGTACATACCCAACTGCAACTGGGGCTGGTCGGGCTCCCAACAGGTAGGGCATACAAGGATATTGACGTTTTTCGTCTTAATGACGAGCTGCCGCAGCTCTTTCAGTTTGTACCGAAAGCCGCAGCGGTCACACTCCGCAATTGCCCTTTTGCCAGATGCAAACCTGTTAGGCACTTAAGCCTCCTAGAAGAACAGCTGCCGGGGAGCAAGTCTGAGCGGAGCCTTTTCCCGGTCTTCCGAAGAAGCCAAATCCCACTGCTCGTCGTAAATAGCCTTCAGGGTCTGCAGGCGCTCCATAGCACCGGGGAGCTTCAAAGCAAGGTAGTACGCCAAACCAGCAACCAACGCCGGGAGCAGACGGAAAGGGATGTCCTGCGTCGTTGTGCCGTTTCCGGCATCCTGAATCCGGCGCAGTCTCCAGTAGACAAACGTGTAGTAGTTGCTCTGATCCGGGCACGGCCAGACGTTAATCGAGGGGTGATCCACGCCAGTGCTGGGGTTTGTCCCTTCAGGCTGCCCACCCACCGGATAGGTTGCACCAGACTGCCGATTGATCCAGACCTGAATAGGGCGGCCTTGGGAGTTCTTGTTGGGGATCGTGGCGTAGGTATCCACGCTGATACGGCTGATATTGATGTCTGTCTGGTTGAGCCCGGTCTGGGTACGAATAACATGGTCCAGTAGATCAATGGTATCTACGGGGAGGGGGTAGGTAATATCCCCTTGGGTAAGGGCAATCGACCCCTGCTCAATAGTCCAGAGGTTAATACCCCGGTTAGCCCACTCGATAGTCAGAAGATTAAGACTACGCCGCGCCGTGCGCATGTCATAGCCCGTCCTAAGCTCGGCACCGCAACGCTCGAACGCTTCCTCAATGATATTATTGAGGTCCATATTAAACGTGGCGGTACCCGAAGTTGTCATTTGGGCGTCCTAAACTGGTCAAAATAGCTAGACAACGCCGCCCCTAACTGGGCTGCAGGCTGCGGATTTGTGGCACCATACGGGCTGTTATACCCGCCAGAACCCTGAACACCGCGCGAAAGCGCCATCAACCCACGCCCGTAACCGTACCCCATATCCTGCGGAAACTGCTTAAGCATGGGTGGTACGGGGGATGGGGGTACCATCTGCATTTGGGGTTGCGTCTGAGGCTGTGCAAAGGGCTGTTGGTTCAAAAAGTTAAAGTTGGGAGCCATGTTCGGCATCGGCTGCGGCGAAGCAGCCTGAGGAGTAGGGACGGGCGTCGTCGTAGGGGCGGAAGAAAGCATGCTTGTATACTGCGGCGCGAGACTCTGTGCAGCCTGAGTTGCTACCCCCGGAGTACCGCCTTTACCGCCCTGCGCCGGAGTTCCCGCACCCATATTAGCGCCCTCTTCCCGTAATATTACTCATTTCACTCTCCGAAACCCAGCAGCTTTTTTAGCCACTGTAGAAGGCTGTGGGACGAACTGTTTGCCTTTGGCCTTTCCAGCGCGTTTAGCGCGGGTGGTTGCGGCATATTCTTGGGGGGAGAGCGCCTCGATGGCTTTCTCTGGGAGGTATCTTTCGCCCGTGGCTTTGGGACCTTGCGTGGAGGGCTTTCCGCTTTTCGTCCGCCACTTTTGCTTGGTCCACGCCCTGAGGCTCCGTTGCGATTTCGAGAGGCCACTCACTTATATCCTCCGCCAGCCTTCTTGTACTTCAAGGCTAGCATCTGAGCTTTACGGGCACTCCACTGCCCCGGAGCGCCCCCCTTTCCACCAGCTTTGATGGACTCAAACAAACTTTTGCGCATCCCGGGTTTGGTATAATTACCGGCCTCGTTTACCTTGGACTTACCGCCCTTGGCGTACACATCGACCTTATCAGGGTTATCCTTACGGCGGATAACCTTCTTCCCCGGCATTTTGCCAGAGCGAATTATACCCA